TAATCAATAAAGTCGGTAACCGTTCCGCTTACTGAAATTTTATCTACGTCATATCCATCTAGTAATAAAACTCCATCAGTGCTAGACCATCGTATGCTGCGGACGGCTTGAGTTGCTCTGCCATTGCTGACGGTAGGGCTGGTTGTATAGTGAGCGTTGGCTGTGTTGTTTAATAAAGTTACTTCGCCTGCTTCCCAAACATTAACACCACGACTATCTTTAAATTGATAGGTGCCTTCTCCAGCAATAAGTGCTGGGTCATAAAAAGTAATGCCAGTCCCGTCCTGAAACGAGGACTGGCTTCTTATCCACCATCCAGTTAAGGATTGTTCACCAGGTTCAGTTTGGTTATCAAACTGTTCCTTACGATAGGGAGCTGTTTGTCTTAAATAAGGACGCTGGTCAGAAATAGCATAGATAAATGGCATACCACCAACTGCTACATCATAAGCAATATCAGTATTTTGCCATACAGAAGTATCAGAAACTACACCTACATCTACAGCAATAGCACGGGTAGACCGACCTTCGGTAATATCACGACCAGCCACTTATTCTCCTAGCCTTGTTGTTCCTCTTTAGCCTTATTGGTTCTTTCTTTAATCTCTTGCATAGCCCAATACATTGCATAGTAATCATAATCAACGCTGAATCGCTTCATATGTTTGACTAATGCACCAGTGTGGGCGTGTAGTGGAATGCCTGCCTTCTGCATTCTTCTAAAGAAAATAATATCTTCACCGATGAAATGGTCATCATTACCATCACCAGTTTCCATAAACATACCCTTACCAGGATTAGCCTCACGCATTTTAGGAACTATTGACTTGTGCATTAAGACAAAACCAAAGCCAGCACAGTCAACCTTAACTACTTGGTTCTCAGGTAGCGGATGCAAGTATCTAATTTCATACTCGCTAACATTGTCAAACAAGACTGGAAATGGACGCATCAGCGTGCCTTCATTCTCTTTAGATATAAAGTAGACACCGCTAACAACAGGACGATTAATCTTGTCTGCTGTCTGCCATAGTAACTTCATAGCCTCTAGGTTTAATACAATGTCTGAGTCAACCCAAAGTAACCAGTCAGTTTTGACATTATCTGCCCAATGGTCAAAAAGTACTTGGCGCTGTCTGCCAATCTGATTGCCTTGGACTCTGATGCTGGTATTAATCATCATACCGTTGGCTGGTCCAGCAATGATTGCTATTGTTAGTCCTTCAGTAAACTTACCATCGGTAGTGCCATTATCGCACCAGCCAATGGCTACAGTGTCATTCTTTCCTACCATTATTGTCCCCTAGATTAGTTATTCTTCTACTGGTTCTTCTAATACTTGCTCATCAACAACTATTGGTTCAGGAGAAATAAAACTATTTCCATCCCAAGCATCTCCAACTTTAGATGTTCCATTACAAAGAACACAAGTAGAACCAGTTGCTTCTTCAGCAATTTCTAAACTATCAGCAAAAATACGATTTATAACTATATTATTGCTATTTACTACAGCATAATTTGGCATTATTTATATTCCTTTCTGTGCCAAAATTGTCTTTTATATGAATTAAAAAATAAAGTTTTAAGTTTAGCAGTAACTAAACTTTGTTCTCTACGGTCAAAATCATCTCCTATTTTGTGTTTCCATATATCTCGTTTAATAGGAATTATTTGAACCATCGGAGTTCCTGCTGGAATTAAACCTTCCCACTTCACATCATTAAGAGTAAATGGAAAATTTACTGGCGCTTTATATGTATCTGTATCTACCAGTCCAGGCAAGACTGTAAATATGCCATTTGGATTGTGCATTGGCGGTATAAACAATGTTGAGTATCCTAATGAAGTTTTAATTGCATAAGGATTGGTCCATTTAGGATATGGCGCTCCGTTCATACTAGGATAAATAGGAGCCTGTTCTATTGGATGAAAAGATATAGCATCTTGACTTGACCAATGATAATAAGGTTGACCATCTTGTTGTGTAACTTGTACATCTACTTGAGTATAAAGAATATATCCAGCAGTTATAGCATCAAATACAGGTATACATTTTTTAATTGTATGTGGAGTATTATTATTTTGAGTAATTAATTTACCTTGGTCGCCTATATATTCGGGTGTATTTTTATACCAATCTGGAACTTCTTTTACTGCTGGCTTGGGCGGAAAAAAATCCAACCCAAGCACATTAGTAAATGTTATTTCTTTCATTTTATCCCCTTTTGTTTTTAGTAATAAATTAAAACAACACCAGCGCCGCCGCTGCCGCCAGAAATATTACTATTATTTGTATTAACAGCCCCGCCACCACCGCCACCAGTACCACCAACACCGCCAGTATTATCGTTTCTAGATGCATTACCACCAGCGCCTGCTGCGCCAGCGCCACCACCAGCCCTTGATTGGTCATTATTGCCAGTTGACCAATCACTATTGCCACCATTATAAGAAGCAGTTGCACCACCATTACCTGCTCTTTGATTATTACCAGTACCACTTGTGCCAGCACCACCACCACCAGCAGTTATTCCACTTCCACCACCCATTTGCCCATTTACGTTATTTAATAATCCACCAGCACCGCCACCGCCTGAATATGTTCCAGCAGCACCACCTGTGCCGACAGTTCCAGAAGTAGCACCAGTTCCTGCACTTCCTGCAGTTGGTGTAGGTCTTGTGTAAAGTGTGCTTATAGAACCAGTATAAACAAATGCTGAAAGAGTATCTGCGTTTCTTAAAGTTGTTGTATTACCACCAGCACCGCCAGCATTGCCAGCACCGCCAGCACCACCATTGCCTTGATAGGTGATACCATCATAAACTATAGTAGTAGCACCGCCTGTGCCTCCAGGAACAGAGTTATAAATTCCACCATTACCACCTGAACCAATTGTAATATTAAATGTAAATGGAGATGTATTAACTGGTATTTGAGCAAAATAAACACCACCACCTCCACCACCTCCACCACCTACGTTAGTAATACTTTGATTTCCATAAGCCCCACCACCGCCACCACCAACAATAAGTGCCTCAATATAAGGTACTGATGCATTAATAGTGTAATTAGCAGAAGTAGATGTAACGGTATGTCTTAATTTTGGTATATAGTAAGCATTTGCATTTGAAGGTAAACCACTAGTATTTGCTGTTTTATTTATAGCCATTTATTTATCCTTTAGTTTTCTGAGCCAAAAGCGTTAAAAGAAGAAGTTCCATTATTGCTATACACAGTAATTACATCTGATGCATCTATTGTAATTCCTATAGTGTATGCAATAGATGAATTTCCTGGTATAATTTCATTATATGCAATGTAGTGTTGTGTTGCTAAAGTATCTCCATTTGGTCTAATTGCTATGCGTATTGAATCACCTGCAGTAGACTGATTGCATACATTAATTGTTGATACCACAGACTCTTTGGCAGAAGGAACCGTGTAAAGGGTCGTTGCCGTAGCAGCAGTGGGATATGATTGTCCTAGTACTTTATATGCCATTTCCTATGCTCCCATCAGCATAAATATTTGAGGATTAGAATCAGCAGAAACAGTTGCTGTAGATGCACTGGTAATTCTACCATATGCGTCAACTGTTATAGTTGCTGGACTATAAGTGGCTGCGGTCACGCCCGAAGTCACTAAGTCTACCGTCGGAGCAGATGTTGTTCCGCCAATAGAAATTCTTGTTGTATCACCTGATGTAACTGATGTTACTGGGCTTGTTCCATTAGATGCTGCCGTTAATCTACCTTGAGCATCTACAGTCAAACTAGTATATGTATAGGAACCAGCAGTTACTGCTGTATCAGCCAAGTTAAGAGTCACATCGCCAGATGTTCCTCCGCCAGATAAACCAGTACCAGCAGTTACTCCAGTAATGTCGCCTGGATTAGGTGCAATCCATTTTAATCCTGTTGACTCAGCACTATCAGCGCTAAGAATCCAACCGTTGGTTGAGGCTACAGTTAAAGCAGTAGGTGTAGAAGCAGATGTTGCTGAAACAATTACACCTTTAGCGGACCAAGTAGATTTATCTACGAAGTTAGATGTATCAGGTGCTACTACTTGCCAAGCGCTTCCTGTATAAGCCTTCATACCTGGAAGGGCTGTGTTGTAATACAAAGTACCAGCAACTAATGGATTGCCGTCATTATCTACGGTTGGGTCAGATGACTTAGGTCCTAGATATTCATCATCAAAGGCATCAAAAGATGCTGCTGCGCTAGCAGCGCTTGTCGCTGCAGAATTAGCAGAAGTCAATGCACTAGAGGCGCTAGTTGATGCAGATGAAGCAGATGTCGCTGCGCTAGTAGCACTAGTCAAAGCAGATGAAGCCGAAGTGCTAGCACTAGATGCTGATGTAGCAGCATTAGTTTCAGATGTAGCAGCACTGCTTGCTGAAGTAGAAGCAGAATTGGCTGATGTCAAAGCACTTGATGCTGAAGTACTTGCTGATGAAGCAGAAGTAGCAGCAGCCGTTGCACTTGCTGCAGCAGATGTTGCTGAAGTTGCAGCAGCAGTAGCGCTAGCAGCAGCACTAGATGCACTAGTTGCAGCCGATGTGGCTGATGTGGCAGCAGCACTTGCAGATGATGCAGATGCAGTTGCAGATGTGCTTGCCGAGTTAGCCGAGGTTAGTGCTGAGGATGCGCTAGTAGAAGCAGACGAGGCTGAGGTAGCAGCCGAAGTTGCTGATGTTAGAGCCGATGAAGCAGATGTACTAGCAGAAGATGCTGAGGTAGATGCTGCGCTGGCAGAAGTCGCTGCAGAGGATGCAGAGGTGCTTGCTGCTGTGGCTGAGGTTGCTGCACTGTTGGCGCTAGTAAGGGCGCTAGAAGCGCTTGTAGAGGCGCTAGAGGCACTTGTAGCGGCACTGCTAGCACTTGTAGCAGCAGATGCTGCTGAGGTGGCTGCAGCCGTTGCAGAGCCCAGAATGCTATCTACATAATTCTTAGGGGTAGCAGAAGTATCAGACATACCTGCTGAGGATAGACCAGTTATGACTGGGCTACCGCCAATGATAGGGCTAGTTAAAGTCTTGTTGGTTAGAGTCTGAGTTGCGTCATTAATAGTAACAGTACCTGAGGTATTTGGAATTGTTACTGTATTATCTTGAGTAGGGTCAACTACTGTAAGGGTAGTCTCATAAGCGTCAGCAGTTGTACCTTCAAATACTAATACAGCACCAGCAGAAGCGGTACCTGTAATTGTTGGGTCAGAGATTGTTGGAGAAGTAAGAGTCTTGTTAGTAAGTGTCTGTGTCTTGGCTGTACCTACTACATCACCCTCACCAGTAGCAATACCGTGAAGTGTATGGTTATTACCACCACCATCTGTATAAGCAGCCGTTGCTTCAGCGTGACGATTGGCATCTCTGTAATCCCGTCCGATTGCCATATGCCGAACAACTGCACCTGCTGAATGGTCTTGAGCGGTAGAACCATCAATTGCCCTTGTTATGGTAAAGGTATTAGTAGATACCGCCGTAGCATCTACAATTTCTTCAATAGCAGTATCAACATCAATTACTAAAGTAAAGGTAGTACCAGCAGTAATGCTGACACCGCCAAGTAATTGCGTACCTGAAACCACTGTCATAGATGTGGCTCCAGATGTAATAGCACCTGTTAATGTGCTTTGTTGGGAGCGAGATGAGTATTGCCGTGTTGTCATTTAGGTTCCTATCGGGCGCTGTAGTGAACTCGTGGTGGATATTGTGCTTGTTGTTTAGAGCGTTCTTCATTAAGACGCTGGGTATATAAACCAAATAGTTGTCGCACTGCAGTATTGCTTGCACCAAATGGGCGCTTAGCATCAATCTCATCAGCCTGCGGACTGTACTGAGCAGCACGGGCTGGGTCTAGATATTGTAGTAATCTGTATGCAGCACCAAGAACTACTACATCTTTACAAGATTCTGGCAAACCTGTCTGTGTAGTAAAGTCTTCTGAGTTAGCAGTAAAGATACTTGGTTCAGTTGTATACATAACCTTGACAGTTCTACCTGCAATAATTACATCACCGATTGTTATAGTCTGACTACCGCTGCCCCAAGTAGTTACATCTGCAAATGGGTCAAAGTCCCAACGCTTAACACGTATCCATTCTTTAGTAGGACCTATGTCTTGCCAAGATACAGACAAGATGTTTTCAATATTTAAATTTTCAAATTCATATGTTGTTACTGCGGCATTGTATGTAAATGTAGTTTGTTTAACGGAAAAGACAGCACTACCAATAGCCTGAATAGTGTCATTAACAGCCTTCTTAATACTATATCTAGGAAAGATTGGGCTAACAGTTACCTTTGTATCTACAGCGTGGGTACTAGCAGTGGTACCTAAATAGCCACGACCATAAGGAGCAACTGTTGCAGTATTAGCAACACGGTCTACACTATCTACCCATAACAATTCCTCATCAATTTCTACTACGCCTTTGCCTAAATCTTGAGTAGAACCAAGACTTAGTGTTAATGGTGAGGAACTAGGAGAAGTTGTTGTGGTCACTGCAGAAACCAAATAAGTAGAACGGTCTTGCTGATAGGTGTATCCAGATAAATTAATCTGAACTTCATCCATTATCTGCGACAAGGTATATGTCATAAGTTAATGCTCCTTAGAGCGTCAGTAGGTGATAGGTCTGTAGTGCCAGCAAGTTCATTACAAATACCACCTAGTGCTTTGTAATCATCTGGTTGACGGTTAGCATCTGCTGCTTTATTAAGCGCTGCTATAAGTGCTAGTCCTGTAGTACCTGCATAATCATTGGCAGCAGCAGTTGGTGCTTGATATGCAGTAATTGCTGGATATGTCCCGCCATTAGCCAAGCGATTTAGTTCGCTAGTAAAAGAACTACCTGCTGTACCTGTAGCCATTATCTGTACCTTGCCGTTTTCTTTGCTATAGATTTTGGTTGTTTGACAAACTGTTTACCTTTTTTATTACCTTCAGCCTTAGCCTTATTAGTAGCAGCCTTTTCTGCTGCACTTAAATTAGCCCAGGCTTTCTTAGGTAAATATCTTTTTTTACCTTTAGATGGTTTACCATCAGAAGTTGTCCACTTCTGTTTAGTCCAATCCTTTAAAGACTTCTGAGATTTAGCCAGTGCCATTACTTGTAGCCACCGCCTCGCTTTTTATATTCAACAGCAAGTAGTTGAGCCTTACGGGCTGACCATTCTCCTGGGTCTCCACCTTTAGAACCTGCTTTAATCTTTTCAAATAATGCTTTACGCATACCAGGCTTAGTGTAATTACCAGCCTCATTTACTTTAGATTTAGTTTTAGGCTTAGATTTTTTTTTCTTTACCATTTTACTTTATCTGCCCAGTATGCTGCAGACATTTTACCTTTGGCTATATTTTTACTATGTCTAGCCTTAAAAGATTCTCTGCGCTTACGATATAAAGCAGACTCTCCTTGTTTTTTAGGACTACCAGATACGCCTTGTTGTCCAAAACGAATAGTCTTAACTTGACTACCTTCTTTAGCCACAACAACGTGTGATTTAGTAGGATGATTAGGAGTGCGTTTAGGTTTATTAAATCCAGACACGCCCGCTCTAGCGAGTCTTGGGTCTTTCTTGTTTGCCATATTCCCCATACTTTCCTAGAACTTCTTTTACAGTTCCATCTTTACGAAGTCTTACAACTAGTCCGTTTTTAATTTGTGTGTTATTAAAACCATCGTGTCTTTTAAGTTGACCTGATGACATTATTTTTTCTTTGCTTTACCTTTAACCTTTTTCAGGTTAGGATTTTTTTTCTTTGCAGCAGCAGAGGCTTTACGTGCACCACTGGCTAGAATTGCACCAGCAGATTCCATACTAATACCTTGCTTTTTAGCAATAGACTTCTGGGCTGCTTTAAAACCCATACCTTTTTTAGCCTTCATTTTTGACGACCTTTTTGGTCATAACGGCGTCCTTGTAGAACAGCACCCCAAAATTGTCCAGCCTCAGAATCTGTTCTGCCACGTTCATTCCATTCAGCATATTCTTTGGCTGCATTTTCAATATAGCGAGCAATAGTTGATTTGCTTTCGCCTATACGAGTTTTGCCAGGCTTCACTTCTTTTTGCCCATTTTCTTCATAGACTTCTTAGGGGCTGATTTCTTCATACCCTTTTTCATTTCCATTCTTTTTTCAGCCTTAGATTCCATCTTTTCGCCCATTGCATAAGCCTTTGCTGCTTTCTTTCCTTTGGCTGTATATGGGAATTTCTTTCCGTTTACCATTGGCATTTTATGCTCCTATTTCTTTTATTACTGTCGCTGTTTGTTTATTGATATTTTTTGCTGGTGGCATTTTATTGCCATCATAAGGTTTGCCTAGTACTTCGCTAGCCTTAATTGCCTCTTGAATCTTCGCCATAGAAGTTCCATTTGGCTGAATACCTTGAGCCCTAGCGGCTTGATAGGCATTCAATTCTTGGTTAAATGCTTTATTAGGCATAGTCCTACGACTATCTGCATCACCTGTATTCATCTGTAAAGAAAGTGCTTTACATCCAAAACAATCATCTACTGGTTCTGGATGATATTCCCAATGTTTCATATAGCAGTAAAGTTGCTTTCTGTTATACCTACATCGCCAGCAATCAATGATGCTTTAGTAGCATCATCTACTGTGTAGTTATATCCACCACGATATACAACTGGATAGTTTAATAAATCACTATCTTGTGGATATCTAATTTGTGCATATTGACCATTGTCATTTCTGACAATAGTTATACCACGGTCTATTTTATAAAAGTAAAATAACCTATGACCACCAGCAGGACCTTCTTCTACTGTTGGTGTTTTAAATAACCATTCGGTCATAATTCCTCCTAGTGAATTTACTGTAAGACACTGCAACGTATTCGCCGTATAAACAGTGTCTTACCGTCAATCAACTATTTAGCAGCGATTGATGAACCAGTCTCAATGCGATACAAAGCCTCGTCACGATAAATTGCAAAGCCGAGTACGCCGTACCAGCCCATTGGGCGGAAGCGCATCAACTTATCAGTTACGTTACCGATAACAATGTGTGGTTCCTCTGCAACGGCTTCTGCCATTGCTTGTGAACCGCAAAGGATTGTGTCAAATACACGGGTTACTGGGGTTACAGTTACAGTTGTTGTAGCAGTAACTGGAGCAGTATGTGCAACAGTTACAGTAATTGTAGTTGTATCTCCAGTGGTTGAAATTGCACCAATTTTTGCAGTTGATGCAATACCTGTTCCAGAAATCTTATCGCCAACTTCTGCACGAGAAGCAATAACGGAAGATGAAGCAACACCAAGGGTGAAGCCTGCTGAAGCACCAGCAACAGTTACTGCTGTTGTGGTTAGAGCAGTCTGGTCAGCACCTGACTTAGAGTTAGCAAGACGTGAAGACTCTACGAAGAATGCTCCTTCGTAATCTCCAATTTCTCCTGCCCAAATCTTGTCAACGTTGCCAGGTGTTTGTGCGTGAACAAAGTTCCAGCCCAAGTTACCTGACTCGGCACGAAGGTCGTGTGAAACTTCTGGGTGGATACCACACCAGTAGTAAGAACCACGGCGAGCCTTAGCCTTGTTGGCACGTAACTTAGCAACAGCCTTGCGGATGTCTGCTGAGTCAATTGTGTCAGAAGCAGTAAGAGTTGCTGTTGAAGTACGGCTTCCACCGTATAGAACATTTGAACCTGCGCCAAGAGTATTCATTGCAACAGTGTCAATAGAATCAGCAAGGTTGTATGCAATAATATTTGCAATTGCTGGGTCTACGTCTGCCAATGAGAATAACTCAAGAGCACGGGTTACTAGTACTGCGTTACCATACTCATTAAGAGTAATTGTTACAGATGTTGGTGTTGAAAGAGATACTGCATCTGGGTCAGTTGTCTCAGTTAGTGCGGTAGTTGCTTGGTCTAAATCTACATACTTTTGTAGTACGACTGTTGCTCCTGGGAAAGCCTGCTTAGCAGGACGCTTATCTGCGACTGAACGAATTAATGGTTCAGAGCGAAGCGCAAATTCCAGAAGGCGGTCATACGCCTTTTGTACTAGACCAGCACCACCAACGGAACCTCCAAGAGAGGTACTTGCGGTTGATGTATAGGCATTAGCCATTTTGCGTCACCTCCAGTGACTATGAACTGTTAGGAATTGCGTAGAAGATTTAATAAATCATCCATTGAATCCACAGAATCAATCTGTCTTTCAATGTCTACGGCTTTGTCTGGAGCAATTCCGCCTTGAGTTACAATATCTTGCTGACGTAATGCAGCAAGGTCTTTCTGCTTTTCTTCAACCTCTGATTGTGGATTGTAGCCAATTAAATCTCCGTTATCACGAAGCCAAGAATCAATAGATTCTTCAGTAGCATCATTCACATCTTTAAGTATTAGACGAGCAGCCTTAGCGTTTACTCCCTTTTTTGCTAGGACTTCCGTGACGGTTCTTTCCTTACGTTCCTTGAGGAATCCTTCAAGTTGTTCGGATAGTTCTTTGATACGCTTTTCGTCAGCACGTTTGGCTTTTCTTAGTTTCTTAACTAAATCATCGCCAGTTAATTGCTGCTCTTGTGTATCTTGTTCGTCTTCGTCTTCATCCCAGTAGTTGTTGCTCATAGCAACCACCCTTTCTATTCGTTGTTAGTCGCAAGCCTCAGTTCTATCCAGGGGTAGATAGGCTGGCTCTTGCTACCAGTCTTATACACCGTGTGGGGCTGGTCGGTCCACATCGGGATTCTTATATTGCTCCGCCTATATTTCTTGTAAGCGAAGTTCTACCTAGTCCTGAAGACCCGCTAAATGCAGCGGTCTCAAGTTGAGATAGTTGATTACGGGCACGTTTTGCAGATGCAAGCCCTTTAAATTCTTCTTGCTCGGCTGTTGTTTGATTGTAATTAATACCAGCCTGCTTATATATATTGCTTAGTAATTCAGTTCTAGGCAATATGTTTGCTATGTTTTCATAACCTTGACGGGCTCTTGCTAAATCTACGCCGTATCTTTGTAGTTCAGAAATTCTAGAAAGGTCAGATTGTAAACCATATTGTGCAGCAGTTGCACCAATTTCTGCAGTTGCTACTTTAGTTTCTAGTTCTGGTAATGTTTCTGTTGGAGATAAGAAATAAGCAACAATATCTGAATTAGTAATTGTTGGATAATATGTTCTTAATTGACCTAAAACTGCTGGATTAGTATTAGATAAACGATTAACGGCTATACCAACACGACTACCTAATTCAGTATTAGATATGTCATTACCAATCAATGTAGCAAACTGTGCACGATTAGCCAGTCTTTGCTGACCATATCTTCTTAAAGTTTCTGAATAATCTTTTTCTTGTGCTAGATATTCTGCTTCAGATAAAACATTTAAACCTGCTTTTCTACGGGTTTCATTACCAGCAAATCTTGCTTTATATGATGGTAGATTGCGTAATTCAATTACTAATTGATTAGCACCCATTCTTGGGTTAACTAAACCAGTTTTAATATAGTTTAATATTTCAGTTAATTCTGCTTCACTAAAACCATAACTACGCATTGTTTGCTCAACAAGAGAATACGCATCACGTTTTTCCTGAGATACATTATCTGTACCAGCACCAGGGCTAGAGCCAGGAGCAGAAGTACCTACAAATTTACCAGTGGCATCATATTGTCCACCTTCAACTTTATTACCTTGTGCATCAAATCCACCAACTGCAGGTGTATAAGAAATACCATATTGACCATATTGACTTGTTATTTTTTTATAAGCATCTGCTTCTGAAATGCCTTGTGCAACAAGTTCAGCAATTTGTTTTTTCTGTAAAATTTCTGCCATAGCAGCAGTATTAACACTGCCATCTGGTTTAGTAACTTGTTTTTGTTCAGCAGCAGATAATTGCCCAGACAAAGGTGTGTCATTAAAATAACCTTGTGCATTAATGCCACCACGAGAAGCAATATATTCTGGAGTCATACCTATTGCTCTAGCCTCTGCTTCTTTAGCAGCATTGCGTTCTGTACCAGTAATAGTTAATCCAGAAGATGGAGATACCATACCAATGCTAGTTGCAGCAGGTGGTCTACCTGTTGTTGGGTCTACACCAGTATAAGTTTTTCCATCAATAGTTACTGTTTTAGTTTGCGCTCCGTATTGATTGGCTGCATTGTAGTTTCTTTCCCAGTTTTGATTATCTAAATAACCCATTTAAGCAGCCCCCCAAGTTTTAAGAATTGTATCTACAAGACCAGCCGCTGACTCATTGGCTTTCTTTGTAAACTTCCAATTTGGATTTTGTCTTAACATACCAGTATAAGTAATTGGGTCTATTAATTTATCAGCAGTCAAAGCAGATTGAACATCTGCATCAAATATATCTACAGCACCTTCTGCTAGTTCTAGTTCGCTAGTTTTAAGTTTTCTATATTGGTCTGCAATATCAGATACCTTTAAACCACCCTGAATATAAGAATCTAAACCTTTATATAAAGCCCTAGAAGCCATTTGAATACTTCTCTTTTGCTCATCTATAGAACCACCTGGCAATAAAGCCTCGGCTGCTTTTTCTTTTATTTGAGCATCTGATAACTTAACACCATAATCATAGGCATAACTTTTTAACTTAGTATAGTTATCACCAATAGTACCGCCAGCATCTTGTAGTTCTAGCGGTTCTGCTTCTCTAATACCAGTGCTTATTACTTTACCCTTTTTGTCCATAGCACCTTTGGTAATAAAATTAATACGCATTTCTAATCTATCTTGTTCAGATAATTGATTATAAGATGTTCCTCTAGTAGTTCTATTACCAGTAATAGGGTCAGTAACACTTGTACTTTGACTCATTCTGGCTAGTTCTTCTTTGTGAAGTTTTTGCCAGTATGCTTCAGCCAAGGCATCATAGTTATTTACTAAATCAAAATCACCAACATACTGTTGAACCGTACGTCTAAATTCTGCTAAAGCATCAGCCCTAGTAGTTAGTCCACTACTCCGCATACTTTCTGTATACGGTTCTGGTGTCATTACACGACTACGTACCCAAGAATCAAAACTATAAAAACCTTGAGAGTTAGCAGCACCAGGTTGGACAACTTTATCTTGTACCGCTTGACCTACTTGTGCTCCAGAATAAAAGTTATTTACAGTAATTTGCTGTAATGCTTTTTTAATTGCTTTAGCAAAATCTTCATCTTTATCTGTTATTGGACCACTACCAATAGATTTTCTAAAAGCATCATTAGTTGCATAGTAATCTTTTAATTGTGTTTTATAATATTTAGCATCACCAGCAGGTATACGACTAAGATAATCTGCTACATATTTATCTAAATCACCAACTAAAAAGCGCTTACCATCAGCCGTTGGAAGAATAACTATAGGCTTTGGATTAGGTTGTTCAGGGGTTGAACGACCAGAAATGAATGGTTCATTACTAATAGAGCCAGGACCACCAGCATTATAAGCAAGTGTTCCATCAACAAACTCTACGAAGTTTGTTCTTTCGCCAGTTGCTATAGGTTGAAATTGTGGTTGATTAATAGGTTCTTTTACAGTAGAACCTTTCGTTCCTCCACCAGTAGTAGGTGTTGAAGGAGCAGGGGCAGTCTTTAGATTAGCCTTAAATAGTTTAAATGCTGGGTCTTGTTTAGGTCTTTTACCTGTAAAGTCAGACTGAGGGTCCATTTTATAAATCTTGTTAGCAATGTTTTTAACATCAGCATCTGACATACCAGGATTCTGGCGTTTTACCTCATCAATATAATACTGGAGATTATTCACTATGGTCTCGCTATCGCTACTGTAGGTGTGCTATAAACATCATCTAGCAAAGGTCTAATAATGTTAGAGTATGCGTGTCCTAGTGTTGGATTAGCACCTGCTACATTTTCCAAATTAGTAATCCCATCTCTATAGACTTTCTCTAATGCTTCTTCTGAACCAAATTGTCCACGGATTTTTGTATCCTCAAAAACAACTAGCATTCGGTTAGCCAATGCTGTCATCTTTTGTAAGTTAGATAGAACAACATCATTCTTTTGTTTTTCCATTAACTTCATAACCTCTGGGTCATTAGACATTGAATTAAGGTTATTAAATCTACCTAGTAAAGATTGTCTATTTTCCCAATTGCTATTAAGTAATACTTCTCTTAGGGCTGCGTTACCAGCAAGGATTACTTGCTTAGTATTTTTACCCTTTTCCATAAGGTCTTTCCGATACATATAGTTGTTTCGGTCAGGATTCTCTGGGTCATTAAGTAAACGTTGAACTTCTCTGTCTACATCAAAATACATTTGACGGTCTTTTACAGCAGCCAACTCTGTTAAATATCTTTTTAGTACTTGATTGTTATTATCAAATACATTATCTTTTTCATCTATTAAATCAGCAGCCTGTAAGAAATACATTACAGATGGGTCGTATTCGCCAATATGTGGAGCAAATACCCAGCCTACTGTTGGATAATCTTTTAATAACTTAACGTTATCAATAGCCCATTTTTTAGTTTCTTGAGTGTAATTAATCGCAGTTCTTGCTTGTTGGCTATTCTTACTTACAGTATAAATTAATTTATCTGGATTTTCTGATGCAAAAATAGATACTGCTGTACCTATTGGGTCTTGTAAGTTATAACCATACTCAGCATTAACACTAAGTACACCACGAAGAATGTCACTGAACTCTTGACGGAAACTTACTATGCCAACCTCACGAAGTTCAGGCAAAATTCCTGGCTCTGTACTTCCTAGTGGAACTGGAGAAAGAATATTAAATCCAAGTTTACCAGCAACAACACTATGGGCTTGAAGTCTTAATCGGTTATAGTATTGACCAAGTTTCTTTTCATCACCATAATCTTCTGGTTTTAATCTTGTCTTTTCATTTATCTGCATATAAGCACCTGCTTGATAAATTGCAGTAGCCATTGCACCAGTCTTATCAGCAAGTGGTAATGTATTCCAAGCATTTAATAAGTTAGTTGGTATTAAACCACGAAGCCAGGTTGTATTATCGCTCTGAGGACCAAGCAACCAGTTGTCTAATTCTTCGCCAATCTCAAGGGCTAACGGAGAACCAAATCTTGTACCTACTGTATTTAACAATTGTCTAGCACCTAATACTGGAATTGCAATTGTAGGACCAGTAAGTGTTGGCAAACCTGAACCTTCAGCATAACCTGGATTTAACATAGATATTTTTAATGTGTATTGATTCCAGGCTGGTTGTTTAAAGAAGTCCCAGTTTTGACCTAAAACTGCTTGTGCTGTTCCAAGTGGATTCATTAACGCAGCAAAGGCTGGGGCTACGGTTCTCCAGAAAAGACCATCATTAGGTATAAGAACATACTCAGTACCATTGTCATCTGTGTATGTCATACCGCTACCGTCCATAGCCTGACTAAAATGACCTAAACGATATAGAACTCTTTCTGGATGACGAGTACTAAATCTAACTAAACGTCTTGTATAATCTTCTACTGCTCTGTAAAAACGTCCAGCAACACGAAGATTAAACGCTAATTGTGTTTTAACTTCTGGATTATCAACATACTTTAATATGTCATTGGCTGCATTTCTGCTAGCCATATTAGTAAAGTAAATACTTGCTTGAATTGAAGCATTTTCAGCAGGAACACCTTGCTTAATAAGCGAAGCCTCATAGGCTGCTTCTTCTGTTTTCATATTCTTACGTTGGTCAATATACTTTATGTTAAAAGCATCCACTGAAAATAGGTCATTTATCTGCCTATCCATCATTTCCCAACCAATGTTGCCGTGTTTCTTATACCAAGAAACTGGGTCTACCATAAGAGGAAAATCAATATCAGTTCTTACTGCACCTTGAAGACCAAATCCTTTGCTTAGTTCTTCAAATTCTTGAAATGACATATTACGTACATATCCAGATGCTAAACCGCGTTCTAATTCATATTTTTGTCGTCTTGCAATTTCTTTAGGAGTTAAACTAACTAGTTCTTCTCCAACTGCAGTACGGCGCATAGCGTCTTTACCGCGGAATGCACGAGACTTGGCTACTTTTTCTAGTCCACTTTGAATTTTACCCGTAATTGCTGAGTATAAAGCCTCATTAAACCTATCAGAACTACCGTGAAATACAGTATACATTTCAGCAGCAGAGTAACGAATTATAGATTCAGTAATTTCTGAGTCTTTTAAACCCACTGCTTTGAGACTAGAGGTTTTACCAAACTCACTATTAAATTCTTTTACTCTTGCAACGTTTTTATCAGGTACTGTCCACTTACCTTCAGCAGATTTTTCATATCCAATCCGCTTCATTGCATCATCTACATATGCAGATACATCATCTGCTGTTTTTAATGCACCATATCTAACAAACAAAGAACCAAAGTCTACATTTTTCCAGATATTCTTTCCAAAATATTTATAGAAAGAAGAAAAATGAACAAGGTTTTTATCTGCATTTGTTAAGTCATTGTAAACATCATTCTTATAAACGCCAGTTGCTTTACGTCCAGCAGCCTCAAGGGCTTCTGAAAGCGTAGACTTGCCATAAATTTCAGCAGCAACAGTGCCATCTACCAATGTATTAGCAAAATTAGCAGCAACTGTAGATTGAATCATAGCCTCAACTGATTGATTGTTATACATTAACAATTCAGCCATATAACCATTAGACTCAGAATCTAATTTACTACCATACTTAGCCATAATTGTAGAAGCCAAGCGTTCTTCAAACGTTGCACCAAATAATTCATCAGCAGAAACTAATTCAGAAGTTTTAATAGTTTTACCATTTGGTAATGTATAACTAGTATCTATTTTCTGAACAGCCTGCATTTCTTTACGTGTTTGTGGAGAAACATATTTAGCAGGGTTTCTATCAAAAACATCTAATATTCTAGATTTAATTAAACCTTGAGTTTTTTCAGAACCAGTCCAAGCAGCAATTGCTTTACTCATTGCTCTGCCCTTACCAGTAAAGTAAGAAACTATTTGTTTTGGCTGGGCTGTCATAGTATAAACTAAAGCGTTATCTGCAGCAGACTTCCAACCTAAATCAGGAATTAACAATAAAAATGCCCAGGCTTTGTTAGCAGCCCTAGAAATAGCATTGTTTGTTAATCCACCAGTACCTTTATAACGAAGAAGTTGATTTACATTTCCTTCATTTACGTTATAAACTTCTCTAAACAACTCATCAAAGTTAAGCATAGATATGCCTGGAGTTGTGTGAAGAATCTGGCTAGGTCCACCAAAACGATTAGCAAGCAAAGGAGAATCCATTTGCGCTGGAATCTTAAACTCTGGTATTGGACCAAAACCTTGTCCACCAAATATTCCGTCTAGTATTGCACGTTTACGGTCAATACCACTTGCTGTATTAGAAAAACCAATTTTATCTAGATACAAGTTGTATAGGCTGTGAAGCATATTTAAACGCTCATCTGGCTCTATAGCAAGATATCTTTCAGTTAAACTATTAGCAATAATTTTGTCGCCAACAAGTAAGCGAGCAAAGTTTCTAAAATCATTTAAAGAACGCTCTACATAACCATCTTTATAAAATATTTGTTTTTGTGCTGGTTGAATAGCAAAAGCATTTCCAACAGCCTTTTTAAAATTCTTTTCTGAACTTGTAAGAGTTCTAATAATATCATCTTTATTAGGGTCTATTTTTCTTGCTTCAAATCCAGAACCAGACTGTCTAATTTTTAATTGGTCAGCAAAATATTTTTCAAACTCTAACCAGTTATCATAAACTTTTTCTGGTATTGGTGCTTGACCTTCAAGAACTCTACGGTCAATACCATTAAATACTTGGTCATACATTGAACGTAGACCATCAGTAATACTTCTAGTACGGCGCTCTAGTGCAACATTGTTCTCACGATAGAACATACCACCATTAACTTTTGCGTTAATTAAGTAGTTTGCATATTCTCCGCGTTGGAAGAATTTTTGCATTGTTGGTAAATCTGTTATGTAGACAAGATTTTCAGAATCATCTAGTACTTTAGTATTAGTAAATAAATTAATAATACCGTCATCATTATAATCTGGAAAGTTATTAGCAATTCTATTTCTAATAACGCCAGCCTCAACATAATTTTTAGCACGGCGTGCTTCTCTTAGTTGGACAATATCTTCTGCAAGTCTTGCGTGATAAGAAGCAAATTCAGGTACTTGAAATAACTCATCTACTTTTTGAATTGTAGACTTAGAAGAATTAACAAACTTTTCTGCTAACTTTCCGCTTTGTGTTAAAGCCAATGAGGTGCCGCCAGTTACATAAGTTAATGGGTCAAAGGCTATTGCTGCGCTAAAGTTAATAGAACCTGAAGGGCTTGTATATTTTTCATCAGAAAAAATATTAGGATTACTTACTAACCATTTTTCACCATCTTTAGAAGCAACAACTTCATTAAAACCTGGAACTGGAAATAGTCCTAATGTGGTTGGAATAATGTACGACCAAGCACCACCATCTTTTGGTGGGTGATTATTGTTAGCCCAGTTAGTATAGTCATTACCAATATTTACTTGGTAAGCCTTGTGCTCTGCAAAAGCATTCTTCCAGTCTTTTGTAGCACCACTTAGTTGAGATATAGCATTTGCCATATCAGCATCTAGTTGACCATACTCACGTAAAATTTCACTAGGTTTTTTGCCATCGGCAATACCTCTAGCAAGATAAGACATAGCCTTGCCATATTTTTCTTCTAGTTTTTTAGTGGCTACGCCGTCCCATTGATTGACACCATTCCAAGCATCAGACCAAGTTTTTTTAGTAAGTACCTTTTCAAAAAAATTCTTATCATCGCCAGTGTCAAAGGCACTTCTAATTGCTCGGTATGGCGCAGCAGGTGGTGTTAAATTAACATATGTTTCTGCTTGTTCTATAATTCCTCTAAGTGGAGTTTTAACAAAATCTGCTACTCCACCAATAAATTTTTGAAAAAGATTTTTATCTTTTAATTGATAGTCAGCATTAGGATTAAGGAATACTAATGCACCTTGTACTTCAGGGTCTAGTCCGTTAAATTTTTTTCTAGCCTTATCTAGGTCTGAAGTTCTAGCAAGTGATTTATCTAAGTCAAGAAGATTTTGTATATTGTTAATTACAAAACGTTCTTCAGGACTCCATTGTCCAGCAACGGCAGCGCCGTATATTTCTGGATTTCTGTTTGCTAAATTACTATTAACGCCTAAAGGTGTAGGTCCGACAGGATTTGTGAAAGACATTACGCCTCATTTAATTTATTATAGATAGCCTCTAATGCTCCACTTGTATCATATTGCATCATTCGGTAAACAACATTTGCAGGGTTAACTTGGTCTAGTCCAGGCATAGCACCAATATTTGGTCCAGGTCCTTCACCCCAACTAGAACCATAAGAAATTGGTTGATTAGGTAATTGTGTTGGCTCAGTCAATGGAACAATTGCTGGTAATTTTGTTTCAGCCATTTCTGGTGTACCAGCCATAGGTGCTGCAGTTTGTTGAGTATAAGTTGCTTCACCTTCACCATAAGGAAGTCCAGAGATATATCTAGCAGGTTGGTTAGAAACATTTAGGTCGGTTCTTTCCGACATTGGACCTACCCCAGATACTTTTTCTCTAATTAACTCTGCCATTTTTTCTCCTACTTAGTAAATTGCGTTTTAACATTTGCAGTTCCACCACACCATACGTTGTATTGAATAGCAAGATTAATTGCTTTCTTTGCTGCACTGGCTGCTTTTGTGTGAGTTTTTAAACTATCTTCCATTGCTGCTACTGCACCTAATGCAATAGTTCCGCCACTACCAATTGCGTAAATACCTTTATCATCTCGCATAAAACCGTAGTCATCGCTAATCTGATATATCTTTCCGTTAAAACAAAGTAGCGCATCCCATCCAGCATCATCATCTTTTTTGTTTGCTGGATTAGGGTCATACCCTTGCTCTGTAAGAATTTGTCTTATAGACGGAAGAACTCTTACTATCATAAATCTATCTGGGTCTTGCGTCTTAATTAATTTTGGTGGTTGCCATAAATAATTAAGGATATCGCCAGCAGTTGCATCACCTGCAACGGCTAACATATATTCGCCAATTTTATTTATCTTGTCATATCCCTTAGCAACGTAAGGTCTATCTGTATATGTAGTTACAGAATCGGCTGCTAACACAGCCCATCCTTTTCCTTGTATGCCAACTATTGCTGTCATTGTCCCCTCACAGATTATCTACGTATTGCTGTCCTTGCGCTTGCTGTTCCTTCTCCACTAGCATTTAAACTAGCAAGTAAAGTCTGTAGTGAAGGAGCAGGGGAAGAAGGAGCGCCTCCTACTGAGGCACCAGCGGGAGCAGGGGACGGTTGCTCAACCATAGAAGGGGCTGCCTCAGCAGGAGGTAATTCTTCGGGAGTAAATACTTCTTCAACAGCATCTTCAATTGCTACGCCTTTCTGGCGTGCCTTAATTACATCAGCAACTTTCTTAATAACAGCAGATGGGTCAGCACCTTGCACTGCCATTTGTGGAATTGCTTGAGTATAGGCTTGTAGAGACTGAACCAAAGATTTACGCATTTGCTCAATCTCAATTTTTTCTTGCTCTTGAGTTACGTTAATACCAAATGGTAACTCACGCATAGCAAGGTCTGTTGAAATTAATCCACCACCAAGGGCTTGTAACATAAAAATTAAACCTTGTGCTGGGTTTAAACCAGCCAACATACCATAGCGGACATCAGCAGAATAATCTTTCTTGATGTCTTTGCTTGGTCTATATGTAATTTCATATGGACTACCAGCATCTACGCCACGGATAGTCTTTTCATAATCAAAGAATTTTTCATCTACTTCAAAACAAACAGAAATAACATCTCTTAATGCAGAAGCAAAAATAGCCTGAGCAGATTTGACTTGTGTATCAAAACCACCCATAAGGGCTTGAACGCCTTGTCCCGTAATAATGCTTGCATCAATGTTTCCAGTACGTCCCTCTGGATAACGAGTTCCAGTTCTAAGTTCTTGTTGTAGCAACGCCTGTTCAGTAAATGCTCCAGGTGGAATATTTAAATCAACACGGCGTACGCCAGCAGGGTTAGCAGTACGGATAACTGCATCGCCACCCATTTCAAGTTCATTAACATCGGCAGGTAAAACAATTGGTGACTGAACGGACTTCTCTGCTGCTTCCATCGCAAGTAATGCGAACCTGTTGCGAAGCAACTGAATACCGAGTACATCATCAAACTGTCCACGCATTTCGCCATCAATAGATGGACGGCGTGCTACTACAACCATCATTCTACCAATAGGATTTTTAGCCTGTGATAGAACTAAGTTATTGCGCTCTGGTACATACAGAAGTGATTGTTGGTCATCATAATAACGAACAACCTCTAACTGGTAATTCATATCTGACTTGTACATTTCTTTACCAAGCAAGATATGTGCATACTCAGGGAACTGTGATGCTAGTTCACCTGCTGCCATATAGTAGCGTTTTGCGAAGGCAATACAGCGTCCATAGCGGTCAAACTCTGGGTAAGCGCCCACTGGGTTTTCTATACGGATACGCGGTAGCCCTGCTTCTTCGTCTAATTCAATAATGAAAGGGACGAAACCAAAAGTGATGTATATGTCTGCACCTGTATACATCTGAACTTGTAAATCTGAATGAGCAAAATAATTTGTTGCAATGCGAGTACGTGTGTCAGCAAACTTACGAGCACGGTCATTAGCCTGATTTGCAGCAGAACAATTTACTGAAGGCAATGGTGCCATAACCTCAGATAGGTCACGGGCAACAATGTCAATAAAGTTTGCTACTACGTTAGCGTCTACGCCTTCTGGAAAAAACTCTGGGTATACACTTGAAATCTGTCCTTTACGAACAGCAAGTACATCTTGTTGGCGTGAGTCACGCTCTGCAGCACGTTCACGTAGATTTTCTACACGTGCTGAAATTTGTTCTATAGAGAGCATTTACTTCCTATCCATAGGTCTGTTGCCATTGCTCTGCAATTGCATCGTCTAAGTTAACTGAGTATCTTTTTGCTACCTGAGCCCTGGTTGCCCACCGATTGTGTGCGTACTTCTGGACATAGGAATTTTGTTGCATAAATTCACGACATCTTAAAACACCAAACCACAGTGCCATAACGCAGTCAGTCTTACCTCTGCCATTAGGACGCCAGGTTAATAATTGTTGAACCAAAGCCTTAAGTCCTTCAGAACCTTCAGTGCTTGGTAACTCAATTATATTATTCTTTTGGTGCTTACCATTTGCTGTACTTCCAAATAGCGGAGACATACCAGCAACACCAAAGTTTGTATCCCATTTATTTTTGCCCGTGAAGTGTGAGTTTAACCTTACACCGTAACCTGCAAGCCACTGTTGTAAATCTGAGTCCAGTGCATAGGCTTTTTGGTGAGCGTTGATTTCAACTCTTAGTTCTTGGGGTTTATACCTTTGAACAAATTCTTCAATTGCTTGTCGGATTTTTTGTGGCGTAGGTTCTGCCATATCCATACAATCTAAAACATAAATCTTTCCATCGTGTCGGTTATAAGTCATAGCAACAAACGCTGCACGACCAGCACCCATAGCAGGGTCAAATCCCACAACGGTATAACCTTCAACTTGACTTGGATGTCCAGCAGAACCTGGTCTCAAAGGACCACGCTTTCTCATCCCATTTATAGAACCCTGAACAAGTTCAGCGGGAAAAATGGAATCTTCTGTTACATCCTCTTGCTGATAAACCAATGCCCAAGTAGAGGGTGTTACCTCGCCTCGGCGCCGTGCTAGTGTCGGTCCATCCCACTTTGCGTAGAGTCCTTCTTCGTCAGGTGTCTCATCATCGCCATCCCACGGAGCGTCCGACTTTGCCCAAAGCGTAACCCAGTCCTTCGGCTTTTCTGCATACTCCAGAACAGCAGGCATACCCATATAAGTAAAAGGCGACCTACCACCAGACCAATGTTTCGGGTCACGTAGTTCTTTATAAAAATCATTTGGTGCAATTCTTGTCCCTACTACTAACAACTTACCGTTTTTACCCAAACGGGTAATTACTTCTTTTTGTAACCAGTTAATCTGCTTGTCGTACTCGTGAGCGTTAGCAGTGGTTATACAGTCGTCCAAAATTATTAGGTCGGCACGGGCACCGTAAATTTGACCGCCCATACCGAGAGCCTGAATAGTCGGGTCTTTCTCAGATGAATTACGTGCATCGCTTCCCAAATAAACGGTGTCAACACGCCAGGTATCGGAATCTTCCTTCCATCCTCCCTCGGGTCCAAAAGTTGTTTGCAACTTCAACCAACGCGGGTGGCTTAACCTTTGTTTAATTGCGTACACGAATTCCCGTGCTTTGACTAGCGTCTTAGAAACTACGATGATTCTGACATTAGGATTTAACGCGATGCGATATGTAGAGTAGTTTACCGTTATTACGGTGGACTTAGCGTGCTCAGGTGGCACATTTATAAGAAGACGGTTTGGGTCGCCCTTCTCATAAATCATATTTTGGTGAAGCCAAGTTGGCTCGCGTCCCTCTAGTAAGTCAATCCAATCCTGATGATGTGGAAAAACTCTTTGGTCCAAAAACATTTGTGAGAATTGTGGAAAGTCAATTTCGTCCCTTGCTATCCCCAAAGCGGTTAGGCTTCGTTCTTTAGAATCCTCTTTGGCTTGGGCTAGGTCAGTAGCAAACTTAGGGTCCCGCATACACCAGATTCGGATGGTGTCGGGTTGCTTACCCACCTCAGCCATCGCTTTGTGTGGCGTCCAACCCTCGGAGACAAGGGCTATTACTTTAGCCTTTGCCGATGCCATAGCCTCGGTCCTAGGGTTTTTACTACCCTTCTGAAAAGTCACAGAACTGTCCCATCTTAAAACTATATAGACAGTTAGTAACAGATAGTAGATACAGTCTGTACGCAAAGTCCGAAAGACTTTGCTACTGTCTGTGGGCACTTTGTGCCCCTATATAGTATTAATCCGTTCAAACAGCCAAACCGAACGGTTTGTTACCAAATTGTTATACAAATCACAGAATACAATATGACAAAATAGGACATATCAGTACAGAACAGGGGGCATAGGCTTTGTACTAGAAAATAGTTTTGGTAGTTACCTACAATACAGACCAGACAAATTAAACAGTCTGGGGTCTAAAGACCCCGCCTGCCTAATTTGATGTCACTGTCTGTCCTGTTACAGCAGGCGCTGGACAGGAGACAGTCTCCCTCGCCCATAATAATACAGATACTGGGGCTCGGCTTATTAAATACAAAAACTAAAAGCCAAAGCATCAGTGGCTGGCGGTCACTAATGCTGGACGCACCGCTTCACGCTAGCCTTTGCTAGGCTATCGTGTTCGCTTTATGCGTCGCACCGCAAGCGCCCGATGCGTTCCACGCATCTCGTATGTCAGCGTTACACGCAGCCATACTCTGGCGCCCTGCTCTCGCCACGTCGTCGGCGCGTCTACGCCGCGCTTCGCCGCCGTCTGGCTCGTGCTCCTACATCGCTTCCATTGTATCGCTTCCTGTCAAATCGCTTAACGCGATTGTCGCCCTAGACGTCTGCCTATTCGGCAGACAGGGCAAGAGTGACAGGGCGATACTGCTGTCCGCGTTCTACCAAGTTGGTAGACAGAAAGGAAAGTATGTATACAGAAAGCAATGGCATCTCAATCACACAAATGTGCTATCAATGCCAAGCGTTAACCGAACTATGTCCTGACTGTCAGGAACTACGAGACAGTCGTGACATTACGATTGCCCATCAAATTGTTGATGACGGCAATCTCCAGTATAAGTTCGTTTGGTCCATCATTACTGATGAACCTTCAGGTCACGATTGGATTTCATCCCAAGTTGTGACCAGAGAATATGTTGATGATGAAACTGGCGAACTCGTCAAGGTAATACGGAACGAGTTCACCGAGCCAATTAGTCAATTGGCTGACCGTATCTATGACCTAGATACGAGTCTCATCATTACACCCGCTGAGACCATCTGTCAGGCTTGCCACTTGGTCTATAACAAGGCTACACACTGTCCTAATTGTAACTAACCATCTAACCAAGGGCTACCCCCGTCCGAGTGACGGGGGATACGCCCCCAAAAAAGGAGAAAGAAAGTGAATACAGTTAACTCATTTACCTTCAATAATGCGTTATTGAAGTCAGTCCGCGACTACGGCAATGTAGTCAAAGGTATCGTCCAATCCCGTCAGGTAGAATACCTACCAGATGGTTCAATCCGTTCACGCTTCATCGCTAGCCGTCAGGTTACGATTCAAGACCCTGCCATCATTGGTCAATTGCGTCCAATGATTGCCGACAACGCCGAGTTCGCCGTTAATCTTAGCGGTTACCTCACAACCACAGTTCGTGAGAATGCT